CGCGCGATCGTCGTGGGCGGGCTGATGGTCGACATCCGCGTGTGGCGCGTCATTGAGCGGGGGCTCAGCGACCTGGGCGCAATGGAGAAAAAGGCATGAAGGTGACGTTTATTTTACAGGCCGACGTGCCGGAGAGCGCTGTTCAGGGCATCAAGGAGCGCGCGGCGATGGACCTTGAGCGCTACGGCGACGTGAAGGTCGCGAAGATCCTCGTCGAGAAGCCGCGCGAGCACGAGCAGTTACATCTTTAATCACGCCTGCGGGCGAAAAAAGAAAGGGAACAGAACCATGAAACAGTACATCGGAACGAAACTTATCGAGGCAGTACCGGCTATCCGCAAGGGCGACGAAGTTTACGAGAAGACCCAGCCCATCCCGAGAAGCATGGAGCCCGAGGAAGACGGCTACAAAGTCCGCTACCCTGACGGATACGAATCTTTCAGCCCAAAGCAGGTATTTGAAGAGGCGTATCGCCCGACTGACGGTATGAGCTTTGGTCTCGCCATCGAGGCGGCGAAGAAGGGCATGAAGATCGCCCGCGCGGGCTGGAACGGCAAGAACCAGCATGTCGAACTTGCTTGCTGCATCAGCTATTTAACGAAGGGAGGGTTCCACGTCAATGTGAATCACAACGCCATCGGGAACAAGGCGCTTGCCTTTGTCGGCACGTCCGGCGTGCAGCTCGGCTGGCTCGCCTCTCAGGCGGATATGCTGGCCGACGACTGGATGATCGTGGAGGGCTGAGCGATGCAGAAGATCAACATTAAGAAGGTCACGAAGGAGCAGATGCTCAAGATGCTCGAGGAAGCGGCGGAAAAGCAGGAAGCGGCGGAAGCCGAGGCGGCGGCACATTTTAAGGACGGCGTAAAACTGGCCGAGGAAAATGAAAAGCTGCGCGGAGAGATCGGCACGCTGACGGAAAAGCTCGAGGAGAATGAAAAGGCGCTGGAAGAGGTCACCGCGAAGTATAAGAGCGCGGACCATTCGGCGGCGATGCTGCGGTCGCGTATCGACGAGGCAGAGAAGATGCGCGACCAGACGCTCGAGGCGCACGGCGAGGACATGAAGGCGCTCGAGAAGGCAAAGAACGAAAGCCGCGAGCTGGCAAAGCAGCTCGGCGAGCGCATGGTGGAGCTCAAGGCCGCGGAAGAGAACGCGCGCGCGACTGCGGTAGAGATGAACAGCGTCAGGACGCAGCTGAGCGAGGCGGAGACGCACGCGAAGCGCAAGGAAGAGCTGCTGCGCGGGGCGCTGCACGCGATCAAGACCGAGAGAAGCATCAAGGAGGACTATCACGAAAGCCTCAAGTGGTGCATGGCGCATCCGTGGCGCAACGTGTGGCGCTGCATGAAAGAGTACTTCCGCTTCTGACGGGCAAAGAGCGGGAGAGGAGGGGAGAGAGCGATGTTCCGATACAAAAAGAGCGCGCCGGTGAGCTACGAACGGCAGGGGTACATCTATTTTTCATCGCTGCTGTATCGAGAAATGCCGGAGAAGGCGCAGCGGAAGATCCTCAACCTGTGTATGGAGTGCGGCGGCGAGGACTACTACCGGGCACTTTTCGAGTTCGTGACGACAGACGCGAACGCGACGTACATCTGCATGAAGCACAGCCTCTCCCGCTCGACGCTCGAGCGGATCGTGCGGAAGTATTACGAGGGTTTCCCGCGGAGACTGTGACAGGGCTTCGGCCCTGTGTGCGCTGCCGCCGAAAGATACGGCGGCGCACAGAAGGCCGAACACACATTAAATAAATAACGATAACGCGCGCGTGCGCGTTATCGGGGTTCCTTGAGCGCTGGATTTAGAACCATCTTCCCCGTTTGGCGAAAATGGCGATGGAGGGCGAAAGCATGACAGAGGGCTACTGGGTCATCCGAACGTACACGGCGGGCGCCGTGGGCGAAAAAATCAAATATTGGGTGCCGGGCGAGAAGCCGACGCGATCGCAGCGAAAGCTCAAAAGCGACATCAAGCAGCAGCAGCGGAATGAAGCGAACGCGGAAAAGCATCTGGCTCGATTGCTGAATGAAAATTTCAGCTGCGCAGATCACCTGATGCGCTTGAGCTATGCGGACGAAGCCTTTGCAAAGCTCGGCGGCGGGACGGAGGACCCCGAAACGATCTGGAAGAATGCGAACCGGCAGCTCAAGCTATGGCTGAGAAGAACGAGGCGCGCCTGCAAAGCGGCAGGGGTGCCGTTCCGCTATGTGCCGGTGACAGCAGATTTGGACGGCAAGACGGGCGAATATGTGCGCGCGCATCATCACGTGGTCGTCAATGCGGAGGCGATGGAGATCGCGCGCAGCAAGTGGACGGCGGGCGGGACGCACTGCGAGCACCTGTATGACGAGGTGGATTATCTCGGCCTTGCGCACTACCTGCTCGCTCAGGTGCGCTACGTGCCGGACGAGAAAAAATACTGCCCGAGCCGCAACCTGACGCTGCCGCAGCCGAAAGATCGCGCGGCGCTGTCGGGCGCTGAATTGAGCGTGCCGCGCGGCGGGCAGCTGCTATTCCGTGCCGGATGGGCGCCAGGCATGCCGCAGTACATACGCTACATTCTGCCAGAGGTGGGCAAGATCAGAAAAGAACGCTCATCGAGAGCGAAACGGGAATAACAAAACAGAAAACGCAACACGACGACGCGCGCGGGGGAGCCTGGGCGCGCTGCGTGCATGCTCTCGCGCGTGCGCGCGCGAGGAAATGCCGAAACGCTTAGAGCCGCAAGGGATTGCGGCTCTTTTTTCATGCCCGAAAGTTGACGGTTCGTGACGTGTTGCATTTGCTACACTTTTTGAAAACAAGGCAAGCGCGCCGAGGGGAGGGGTGCGGATGGCGCGGCAGAAGAAATACACGGCGGCAACGCTGGGCAAGGCCTGCGAGCGCTATTTCGCAGCGATCACGCGGCGCGTGAAGGTCACGGAAATGGTGGACAGCGGCAAGCGCGACGACAAGGGCCATGTGATCCTCATCCCCGTGCCGGTGAAAAACACGCTGGGCGAAGAGGTTGAGGTGACGGAGTACATCATCCCGCCGAGCATGCACGAGCTGTGCGCCTGTCTTCGCATCGACCGGGCGACATGGAGCCGGTACATGGGCGAGAGCGAGGAATTCGCCGCCGTCGGCGAGCGGGTGCGCGAGCGCATGAAGGCCTGGAACGAGTACGAGATGCTGACGCGGCCGGGCAAGGACCTCAAGGGCATTCTCTTCAACCTGACGAACAACTACGGCTACAGCGAGAAGAAAGAGGTGGAGCTCGGCGAGCGGGCGACAAAGACCGTGACGGCGGCGAGCATCCCGCTCGAGGAGCGGCAAGCGATGCTGCGCGAGCTGATGCAGGAGTTTGAGCGCGATGACAGCGACGAAGACGCGGACCTATGAGCGAGAGCTCGAGGTGGCGCTGTGGTGGCGGGACTTCCGCGCGACGAACAACGCGCACTTCCTGCCGCTGCTGTTCGATCAGCACCGCTATCTCGTCCTGAAAGGCGGCGGCGGCAGCGGCAAGTCGATCTTCGCGGGCAGAAAGGTCCTCGAGCGCGTGACGAGCGAGCCGGGGCACCGCTGGCTGGTGTGCCGCAAGGTGGCGCGGACGCTGCGCGAGAGCTGCTTTGAGCAGCTGCGCGGACAGATATCCGACTTCTACCCCGAGAGCGGGGCAAAGGTCAACAAGAGCGACATGAGCATCTCGTTTGCGAACGGCAGCAAGATCCTGTTCGCGGGCCTCGACGACGTGGAGAAGCTCAAGTCGATCTACGACATCACGGGCATCTGGATCGAGGAAGCGAGCGAGCTGGAGCAGGGGGACTTTGACCAGCTGGACATCCGACTGCGCACAGACTTTCCCTATTACCTGCAAATGATCCTGACGTTCAACCCAATCAGCATCACACATTGGCTGAAAAAGCGGTTTTTCGACCGCAAGGACCCGCGCGCGACGGTGCACGAGAGCACGTATCTCGACAACCGCTTTCTGACGGCGGAGGCCATCACGACGCTTGAGGCCTTCAAAGAGACGGACGAGTACTACTACCAGGTCTATTGCCTCGGCCAGTGGGGCGTGACGGGCAAGACGGTATTCGACGCGAAGAAGGTGAGCGAGCGGCTGCTCGCGGTGGAGCGGGCGAAAAAGCCCAAGCGCGGGTGCTTCGAGAACATCGTCAAAGCGGACGGCGTGCATCTTGAGAGCTGGGCATGGGTGGACGACCCGGACGGCGCGGTGACGATCTACGAAGAGCCGGTGCCGGGGCGCCCCTACGTCATCGGCGGCGACACGGCGGG